CTCCTGCCATTGCATTACGCATATAAGGACTACCTGGAGCAGCCCTCCCCATTTTTTTTAATAAAACAGCTTGATCTCTCAATAAATTATTGAAAGTTAAAGCCTCAACAATTGCCCCTTTAAAACCTAAACGAACATTATTTAAAACATTAACGGTTCCAGCAAATGTCCTTAAAGTAGTTTCAAGCGTTGAAAAAGTTTGTTTAGTTTTATTGACTGCCGCAGATAATAAATTTACTTTTTTTGTAGATTTATCTGCTCCTAATTCAAGTCTTTTAAAACCACTTTTATTTCCTCTTCCTGCAATAAGATCTAATTTTTTTTCAATACGATCTAAGCTTTGAAACAACCTATCAGTTGCTCTTTTTATCTGTTTATCATTAACCGTAAACGTAAGATTTCTCGTATAACCAGTATTTGCCACTTATTTTTCCTCCAGCCCAAACTATCTTTCTAGTTTACCTGCTTTGAGTCCGACTAGCAGAACCTCTTTGAACTTTATCTTTTTCTCGTTCATCTTCTTCATTCTTTAAAGCAAAATAAGCTGACCAACCCATTAACTCTTCCATTGTCAACTCCTTTGCTAAATGGGCGACAGTCATTCCTAATTCTTTCGCCAAAGAAAACATAAAATAAGATAATTTATCAGCTTTTCAAATCAGCCTGAACTTTTTCCACCTCCTTTTCAGTACCCGATTCAAGCATTGCTAATTGTATGTCCTGCAAAATAGCAGCTTCAACTTCTCGTCTTAAAGCAGCTTTATCCCCATCTTGAAATAATTTTTTACCGTCCTTATCTAAAGCTTTCTCTATCATTAAAGCCAAAGCAAAATCATTAGAATCATTAATATTTGTCTTTTTTTGAATTGATTCTCTTTCTGCAATTGTCAAAGGATGCCAATACACAGTTAAAACAACTTCGTCATCTTTAACAACATCATGTTGATATAACTGACTGATACCAAATTTGCTGCGAAGGAGTTCAATGGCTTTAGCCATAAATAAATCTTTAAATTAATAACAATACTATACTAAGCGTTTGCAGAAAATTCACAAAATATTACTCCAGCAAAATGAGATTCATCTTCTGATTCAAATGCTCCAGGGCCACTCAAATCTCTAGTTCTAGGTTTACAACTATAAGTATCTGCATAATCAGAAGCATTAACAGACGTAATTCCATCAATTACAGACTCACTAATGGCAGCCAAAACTGATGTTCCCTTTGACTTCGGAACATAAACATTACAAACGATAGACCCAGAATAAAAATCACTAGAAGCACCTTGATTCTGTAAAGCAGATTGCCCGAAATTAATTGACATCGTTATGTATTTAACATTTTTCCCAGGAGTTGTATAAGCAATATTGTCATAAACCATCTTTACAGATGGATCAGCATCCTTAACTGCATCAGTAATTGCTTTTTCAAAAGCAGCTCGAACTTTTACAAGTGTCATGATTTTTTGTAACTAGTTTGAGGAGAATAATTTGGTTCATATTTTAATCTCCTGTCATGAAGCGATCTAAAACGAATATCACTTCCCACTCTAATGTCAGGACGTTTATCTGAGAAAAATCTATCTATTTTTGCTTTCATACTTTTATTAGCAGATGTCCCTACTAGATAATCAGGAACATCTGATTTTGGTGAAAGTAAAGCCCAAGAAGAATACTTAACAGCATTACCAATAAAAACAGGTTTATTTCTTTTAAATTTAGTTTCAACGGGATACCTTTGTTCAATTAAAGGTTTTTGACCAGGAGCTAATACAGTTCGACTGCTACCTTTTTCCCCTCTCGTTACTGTTTTTATCTTTGCCCATCGAGGAAAATTCTTTCGTTCATCTGTTTTTTTAATAATATTATGATCAGCCTTCCAACTAGAAGCAAAAAAACCAGTCAAAACAGGACTAACACCATTTTTCTTGCTATCTGACGTTAAATCATTAACAACAGCACGAACAAATCCGTTCAAGTCTGCATCTATTGTGTCTTCCATATCTTTTCTAATCATGTCGGCAAAATCCTTCGCCTTCATCTCTGTATAAGATGTTCGTCCTCTTCCTTTCCGAGCAGCTCTTCTAGCCATCAGAACCTCACCTGAATTGTATGTAAATACACTTGCCCACCACGTTTTGTATCTATATCAATAATCTGTGCAACTTTATTCCCCCCTGCATAACTCAACGTAATCTCATCTTCAAATGTAGGTTGATGATCTCCTATCAAATCAGGTGTTATATATAACTTTGCTCGT